CTAAGAAAAGTATAAAAAAGCTTCATCTTTTCTACGTTTTACAAGTCCATTTAATCTTTTTCCACCAGCATTTATCCATTTCTCAAATTCTTGTTGAATAGTAGGATCATTTGGATTTAGATTGATTTTTTTCAACAATGTAGATTTTGATAGATTTGTAGCTCCTAAATTATATGTAAATGATACCAAAGCATCAAACTGATTTTGATTAATAACTTTTTTTACTAATCTATTTACTTGATCTTCATAAACCCTTAGCATATCTACAAGTAAACTAAAAGCTTCTTTTTCTGTAATTGGTTTATCTTGCATTGTTACTTTTTTCTTATTTGGATAGTAAGTTGCTCCATAACCAATTGTTGGAATACCAATTGGGTCACGATAAGGCTTCGAATAGAAGCCTTCGTATTTTTTTATAAGGTCTAAGCCTTTTTTTTGCGTTTTCATAGCTGATTTTTTATTAATAATCAAATTCTTTTATATAATTCCATCCTCCTGAAATATAAACTAAATGAATAGAAACAGTAGGTTGTAATAATATAGAATCACCTCCATCATTTACAGGACTTACAGTTACATCAACATCGTTTGTCAAATTCATTATAATTATTTCTTGACCTTCAATAAACCCTGATGAATCTAGAGTAATATTCCCTGAAGAATCTAAAGTATAAGCTATAAATGTTTTATTTCTAGATATATCTGATACATTCAAAGTATGATTGTAAGTACTTGGATAAAAAACCTTTGTTTTATAATGATCTAAATATTCTTTAGTAATTAAAGATTTTGAGTTACTCTCTATTAAAGAATTTGTTATTGTAGGAGCCGTTACTAAACCATTTCTGTATACATTTAAACCATCTCGTCTTATAGTATTGCCACTACCATTATTATAACCTACCCCTATTCCAAAAATTCTAGCCTCATCTATATAATCATACCCTGAAAGACTTGTGTCTTGAATTGTTGCTTGACTACCAAATATTGTTTCTCCAGATGTAACAGCATAATTGTCATATCCGCTAACAAGATTATAATAGCCTTGAGCTTTATTTTGCTCTCCTCCTAAGATAAATGATGAATAAGCTGGTCTATTTGTATTTACATTATTAAATATCTCATTATTCCATCCACCAATTATTGCATTTCTAGAATTATGTACACCAAGTCTTGGATTTTGTTCACCAGTTATTTTATTTCCGTAACCTCCTAAAATTACACTTTCAATCGAATTTGTTATGTAATGCTGTCTACCGCCAAAAATACCATTATAATATTTAGCCGTATTAGATGTTCCTCTTTCTTCTAATATTGTAGAATATGCTCCTACAATATGATTTAATTGACCACTACTTCTATTACCTAAACCTGCTACAAATGTTCCTGAACCTAATACAGAATTTTGCAATCCTATCACAAATGAACTAGTTCCATTAGCTCCATATGGAAAGCTAATTTCTGCAGAAGCAGAAGTATTTCTTGAAAAATCTACAGCATTATTTCCTAATGTACCATAGAAAGTCGGATTATTTAATCTATATTTTAAAGACCAACCATTTCCATTCTTAACAAACTCATTAATAGGAATATTAAGTTGTGATGTATTTATATTCCCTTCATTGTCTGACACCAAGATCTTATCATATGTTGCATCACCACTCTTATCCTCTAAACCGCTAAATCTCTGAGAAGGATTAGAAAAAACAAGAGGCATTCCAAAATCTACTGTAGCTTCTCCTGTATGCTTTCTATCTTCATCTACTTCCAAATCTGTATTTGCAAAATTACTTCCTAAGTTATCTGAAGATAATATACTGTAAACTGTACTATTAAAACTTTTGATAGAGTTCCCATTTTCTAATCCAAATTCTGGATAATCTTCTGTAATCTTTACAGATTCATCTGTCATTTCTAAATCCTCAATACCAAGTTTAGATTGCCAATTAATGATATTTTCTTCATTTAAAGAACTCGCATCATTTGTTGCATATTGAGCATGATTATGGTTATTTTCGGCCTTATTATTTAAGATATTTTCTAAGTTTTCTACATTAGAAATAGGTAATTTTTCATCCTTATGCCAAAAACTATCCCAGGTAGACCAAAATTGTCCTTGTGTTGGTTTTAAACCAGTTTTAAACCAATTTTTTATTATATTTTTATCTGTTGACATTGATTTACTAATTTTTAATTAAACTTAAATGCCTTTAAAATTTTACCTTGAATTATTTGATTATCATTAAAATGAAATCCTCTTCCTAAAATTTGAGTAAATATGGAATATCCACTATTATTAGATAGAGTTTTAATCTCTATATAATCATTATAAGTTATTTTGAATAGATTTCCTGTTTTTGTAATTATTACATTAACTGAATATGGTGTCTGAAACGTACCATTTGTCACAATTCTAGAATCCTGAAAAAAACTATACGTGAAATACACTAATGAATCTTGATTAGTAGAAAGTTCCGTATCTGAATAACCTAGTCCTATTCTAGATGTATTCCAATCAGCATCAGAGGCTTTTCTACTAAAATCTAATTGAATTTCTATATAAAAATCTTCTCCTTCAGCAAATAATTCTGAAGATTTTAAATTTACTTTTGGAATTGGACTAGCTCCTTGTGGCGTTTCGATCGTGAAATCTCCACCAGAAGCTATATCATTAATAGATGGTGTAACTCCATCTGCATAAACCCACTCCCATTGAATAGCGTTAATATTTATATTTTCTATTTGGTTTAAAATTTTAAATTCTTGGGATGTTGTATAAACCTTTCCTCCACTTGTCAATCTTAATACATAAGTTCCTTCACTAAATTGATAAAAATTAAAATAAAAAATTAATTCTGTAGAACTTTCAGAAATTACTTGATCATTAGGAATTGTTGCAACAACTTCAGTTGATATTTTATCTAAAATTTCAATTTTTCTAATTGTCGATAATTTTAAATTTGCCCCTCTTAAAAGAACATATTCAACAGAATCAAATCTATTCTGAATAACGTACGGTGAAATTGTATTCACCGAAATTGCGCCTGCATCTCCAGTACCACCACCTAGTAATTGTCCAATTCTTAAACCTTGTTCAGATGTTGTTCCTTGTAATGTTTTTTCAAACAAATTTGCTATTTGTGTTGCTCTAGCAAGATTCCCTTGCTCATCTGTTACTTGAAAAGCATTATAATTTTCATCATCGCTCTTATCTTGCAATCCACTAAATCTCTGAGAAGGATTAGAAAAAATAAGAGGCATTCCAAAATCTACTGTTGCTTCTCCAGTATGTTTTCTATCTTCATTTACCTCAAGATCTGTATTTGCAAAATTACTTCCTAAGTTATCTGAAGATAACATACTGTAAACTGTACTATTAAAGCTTTTGATAGAGTTCCCATTATCTAATCCAAATTCTGGATAATCTTCTGTAATCTTTACAGACTCATCTGTCATTTCTAAATCCTCAATACCAAGTTTAGCTTGCCAATTAATGATATTTTCTTCACTTAAGGAACTAGCATCATTCGTTGCATATTCAGCATGATTATGGTTATTTTCAGCTTTATTATTTAAAATATTTTCTAAGTTTTCTACATTAGAAATGGGTAGTTTTTCATCCTTATGCCAAAAACTATCCCAGGTAGACCAGAATTGTCCTTGGGTTGGTTTTAAACCAGTTTTAAACCAATTTTTTATTATATTTTTATCTGTTGACATTGAGTTACTAATTTTTAATTAAACTTAAATGCTTTAACAATTTGACCTTGTATAATTTGGCCCCCAACAGCTTGACCTACAAACTGAGCAAATACAGAATATCCACTATTGTTACTAAGAGTTTTAGTAATAGTATTAGAACCTATAGTTGTTTTAAATAAATTACCAGTTTTTGTTATTTTAACAGGTAGAATACCTGAACCATATAACAGTGTACCATATTGTCCATTATTATAATATCTTACAGCTTGGCTAAAACCATGTAAATTCATATAATTCATATATACTTCACTACCAATATTAATTGAGTTCGCTGTAGAACTGTAACCTATACCTATATATGATAAGTTACTGTCATCTATTCCTGTAGAGAATGCACTAAAATTGATATTCATTTCTATATAGAAATCATCACCCTCAACAAATAATTCACTCGATTTTAGATTAACTTTAGGAATAGCTCCCACTCCCTGAGGAATTTCAATAGTAAATCTATTCCCTGTAGCAGAATTATTTACTGATGGTGATATGTCATCTGTATAAAACCATTCCCAAGTGGTTTTAGAGAAATCAATATCCTCAATATCTTTAACTACAGTTAATTCTTGATCTACAGAATAAACTTTAGAACCACTTGTTATTCTTGGAAAATAAACTCCTTCAGGAAAGGAATTAAAATTGTAGTAAAAGCTTAATTCATTTGAACTTTCAGAAATTATTTGATTATTTGGAATTTCTATAACAACTAAACCAGTCTGTTTATTTATTATTTCGATTTTCCTATCATTTGATAATTTTAAATTAGCTCCATATAATAACACCCATTCTACGGCATCATATCTATTCTGAATTACAGGAGGTGATATTGTATGTACACTCATTTGACCTGCATCTCCAGCTCCTCCTCCTAATAGTTGACCAATTCTTAAAGCTTGTTCAGATGTTGTTCCTTGTAATGTTTTTTCAAACAGGTTTGCTATTTGTGTTGCTCTAGCAAGATTCCCTTGCTCATCTGTTACTTGAAAAGCATTAAAATTTTCATCACCACTCTTATCCTGCAACCCGCTAAATTTCTGAGAAGGATTAGAAAAAACAAGAGGCATTCCAAAATCTACTGTTGCTTCTCCAGTATGTTTTCTATCTTCATCTACTTCTAAATCTGTATTTGCAAAATTACTTCCTAAGTTATCTGAAGATAACATACTGTAAACTGTACTATTAAAACTTTTGATAGAGTTCCCATTTTCTAATCCAAATTCTGGATAATCTTCTGTAATCTTTACAGATTCATCTGTCATTTCCAAATCCTCAATACCAAGTTTAGCTTGCCAATTATTGATATTTTCTTCATTTAAAGAACTAGCATCATTCGTTGCATATTCTACATGATTATGGTTATTTTCTGCCTTATTATTTAAAATATTTTCTAAGTTTTCTACATTTGAAATAGGTAATTTCTCATCTTTATGCCAAAAACTATCCCATGTAGACCAAAATTGAGCTTGGGTTGGTTTTAAACCGGTTTTAAACCAGTTTTTAATAATATTCAATTCTGTTTTTGCCATAAGTTTATCCTTTGTACATAATTTTTGCTAAAACATAAAATGGTGGTCTATTTTCGTGATAATCTAAAGCATTCAAACTCATTGATGAATTAATAGTAATACCTGTATATGACCTCTCACTGATTGCTGTTGTATCTCTATCATTTCGGGCATTAGGATGACTACCATTGGAATGTCTATCATCTCCTAGTTTAAATGTAACTCTGTGAGTATGACCTGGATCATAAACTGTATGATTATGCTCTCTTAACCCTGACTGTCTACTCGTTAATAAAACTTCTTTTTCACCTCCCGTTTTTCCAACTTGGTTATATTCTGCATTACGATCATCATAACCGACTGTAAATAAACCTCTTAAATCTGGTGTTCCGTTTTGTCCATCACATAAATACCACCCTACAGGAATTTTATTAATATCTCCATAATAATCTTGAATAAAACCAGGATGAACCAATCGTTTTTCAATTTCTTTTATGGTAATTGAACGATAAAAATCTGACCATTTATAGGTCTTAACGGCTCCAATACCGAAAGTAGCAAAACGTGTAATTAACACATCTTTCTGAACTCCATTTTCGAATTCTCGTTTTTCTATCTCCTCAACAACTCTAATATTATCTTGTTTTAAACCTCCTTTAAATGGTAACAACTCGCCCTCAATAAAAACTACTCCATCAGAAATATTATTACTATTTTCCGTACAGCCACTTACAATAGCTAAAGGAGCTATTATATGTCCTAGTTCTTGTGAAATTTGATTGGCTTTTTGTCCAAAATCTAAAATGTTAACATCTAATGGAAAACCTTCTGTTTGATTATATTCTACCTTATTCATTGTGTATTATTTTGTAGCGCTTGCTTGCTAGTTTATATCGATTAACCAAAGCTTCTTGCTTATAGTTATTGTTATTTATATCAATTGTTTTAGGAAAAACAACAAAAAAATCTATACCTGTATCAGCATAATCGGATGCTGGTCGCAGAAATATTTTTCCTATTTTTCTTGGTTTATTCTCTCCTAGAGTGAATAAATACTGACGATCATAAAGTTGACCATCTGTAATTCTAATACCCCTTTCTAAATCATCAAATTCATCATTTAAAGCTTTGCGTAAATAACAAACTTGAGAATTATGAAACAACCACTCTTCATGATTTTTTTTTTCCTGTAACCATTGATTATGCAGTTTTAATAATTCTTCAGAAAAAAGAGATAAAAAAGCTATCATTCTCTGTTTCCTAAGAAAAGTTGGTAAAAGTTGAACAATTAACTTGTTAAAATTGAGATTATACCACATAACTAATATTATCAAAAGATTCAACTTTAAAATATCCAGATATGGGAATAGCTTTTACATCAATACCTATTGGTTCTGCATAAGAATTTGTACTAGCATCAATCCAAGATGTTGAAGCAGAAATTATTGTAGGAATACTTACACCTTCTACAGTTTGTAATTTATCTACTAAATGTGCTAAAACTAACTCTCCGTTAAAAGGTAATTCTCTCATATATTCTTTTATAGCATCTACAACAGGATAATTCGTATTAATCAAATGCATTCCTGTTTTTGATAGAACTAAAGGATCGTAATTAATTTTTAAATCAAGAAATAGTTTATCTGCATCGTAATTAATAACTGTTAATTTAACTCCGGCGTCACGAATTTCTTCCATGTATTCTCTAAAACAGAATACTTCTTCTTCATTTAACTTACTTAATTCTTTATTTTTTTCACCTGCTACTTTAATAATCAGTCTGCCATTATCATCATTTTCACTTACGGCAGCGTATTTTATTATTTTAGAAGCATCAATTTGTTCTGTTGTTTTATCGGTATTATTAAAATTATCGCTATCTGCTAGCAAATCAAATCCAAACTGAAATGCTAATGCCTTAGATCTATACCAACGAGCTGTATGTACTTTTTGTTCCGTTAACTTAGTTGAAACATCCTTTAAATGCTTATCCAGAATAAGCTCGAATGTATAAATGGCAAAAGACATAATATAAACCCATAATTGCCAAATAGAGGTCTTTTTTGTAGATGTTAAATCTTGTAACTCTACTTTTTTATTTTTTTCTTCAAAAATTGAAGTTTGTATATTTTCTATTGATCTTGCCATGTTATCTTATTATAAATGATTCCTCTATTACCATTAATCCTATTCCGAAATCTTCTGGTACTATAATCTCTAATCCATTCATTCCTGTTGCTGGTTTCAATTGTTCGTTCTGAAAATATTCAGCAACTAAACTATCTCGTAAAGCGTAATTTTTGGGAATTTCTAATTCTTGTCCAGCCTCTATATCATCTGTTAATGCAATATTATTTTCTATTGCAAGTTCTAATGCACCTACAGCTGTCCCAAATAAGTAAATAGAGAGATCTAAAAGAGTTTGATTATCTAAAGCTTTTATCTGCATTTTTCTCGAGTTCTAAGTTTCTTCTTTTTAATTCTGCATTCTCTATTCGAAGCATCTTTACTTTTTGTTTCAACATGTTGATTTCATTTTTAAGTACACGTTCTTTATTTGTGTATAGTTTTTCAACATTTTGAAATTTCTCTTCGTATCGTGTCCCTAAATCATCCAACATTTTTTGATAATAATCAGAAAGTTTAATTTCATTATCAATCATTTTAGATTTCGTATTTTCTTCTTCTCCTTCGGCTTCTGCATTTAATTTTTTACGGGTAAAAAACCATCCAAAAAAACCTCCTAAACCACCTGCAGCCAAACTGTTGATAATGATTTCTAATATATCGTTCATTAAATTGTAATTTTTGTATTCTCTATACCATCGGATATATCAATTTCAACATTTGAATAATTATCATAATCAAGTTGTATTTTTAAGTCTCTCTCAAATTGATAAGAAGTTGTATTGGTTTTGATGTAATTAATTGCTCCAAATCCCACTTGAGGATATTCTTTAAATTCTCCTTTCTGCGCTATAAAAATATCTTCTACATGTTGTTGATCACTTTCAGCAATTACAAAATCGCCGTTTTTTATCTCTAGGTCTAAATCATCTGTTCGTTTAAAATCTTTCATTCTTATTCTATTTTTCCTACTCCTGTAAAAGGTCCTTGGCTAGATGATCCAGTGATTTGTACAGTAGCAGATGTCAAATATTTTTTAATACAGGCTACTAGCTTTTCAGCATATAGTCTTTTACTCTCATTATAGTTTTCGGATTTAATCATTTCATCTTGTAAACTGATTACTTCCTGTATAAATAGTTCGTCGTTTAAAGGCATTAGAATAATAATTTATTGATTTGTTGATTTAAAGATTTAAACTTCTCTGTATTAGCTTCGATAAATTTTCCAGGTCCAGAGGGAGTTTGAATAATAGCAGTTTCTAGAGTTGTAAACAGATCATTAAAAATTTGTTTAAGGTTAGTCTCTTTATTTACTACTCTAAATTTGTCATCTTTCATTTCAAATACTTGATCTTTCATTTTAATAATTACTCGATCTATTTCTGAATATTTTAAGACAAACAAATCGTCACTATCATTCAAACGTCCATAGATTATTTTTGAACCTACTTTTGGATAAACAGTTATATTTGATTCTAGATCAGTATCAATGGAATTTAATCGAATATCATCAATCCCATCAGATGTTGTACAAGTTGTTTCACTAACTTCTGTAACTGTTTCCAACATTAATGGAAATCTTCTAATACCTTTTTTATTCGCTCTTTTTACCGCTGCTTCAAATAATTCTTTTATTTCCATTTTTATAGTTTATAACTAATTTTTAAACTCCTTTTAATTCCGTTTGAACCACTTACATTAATTGATACACTTTCTACAAAATATCGCCCATTCTGATGTCCATCTTCGTAATATGGTCGAAATAAATCTACTGCGTCTCCTTCTTTTACCAGCGGATAACACCAAGTATCTATAGAACCTTCAAAACCATCAGAAGTTTTAGATTTATACATATTTTCTGTAAAACTTTCAAGCTCGGATTTACTTAGCCCAGGTCTTTTAATTGTTTGTTCTGTCTCTCCTTTTTCTCCTACAGTTTTTTTAATAATGGAACCATCTTTTTGTTGAGATTCAATTGTTAAAAGTAATTTCTTACTTTCTTTTTGTTCAAACTTAATACTTGAACCTTTTCTAATGTTCTGAGAGAAATTTAGTTGATGTGCAATACGTGGTTTAAAATCAACTGTCATTCCGACATTTAACTTTCCTTCATTATCAAACCAGGCACGCATAAAAGCTTTTTCTTTTAATTCTTGTAGAACTTCATAAGGCGTTGCGTCTTCTATTTTCCATTTTCCAATAAAATAATCAGCATCATAAACAACTTCATATTTTGATGGAATAACAGCTTTTAGAATCTCCTTTACATTTCCTGTTTTAAAATAACCCGAATAACGCTTTTCATGCTTCAAGTTAAACATCTCATCTTCACACTCTATCACTAAAGGAATATCTGAATTTATCTTGGTTACATATCCTACAAATTCTTTAGAAAAATGACCATCGTAACCAAATGAAATTTCAACTTTATCTTTACGTTTAATAAAATCTAGAATAGATTTCTGCTCTATGTTTACCGATTTATTAGTGTTTTCTTCGTTTACAGCATTACGATATTCTCTTGGTAATGTAATTTTTGCTGTATTAATTAATGTTTCAACACTTTTCTCAATTTGTATAGATTGACAACGATAAAAACTAATACGATCTCCTATCTTTATTTTTAAATTAATATTATGGTATAAGTAATTCATTTTTCATTTATTCTATTAGGTATTCATGTTTCCATTTGAACTTGAACTGTTCATATCTGGCTTATCTAAAGTGAATGAAACAGGTTTAATACTTGTTGCATTTATACTAAATTGAATGGTGTCTTGAAACCCTACAAGAGGTGAAAAATCAATCGATTTGAAATAAATACTTGCTATATCTTTATCTAAAAATTGAGCTCCAGTTACTTTTATAATCGTATTATTCTTCCATAACTTATTTAAACTATTTATTTTATCTTCTGGATAATTATGCTCTTCCATATCGATTAATAAGCCTTTTATACTTATACTCCATGGTTTTGTTCCCCAGCGCTCAACAATTATTGGATTATCATCGTTTACTTCTGTTTCTACTAAAGATTTTTCTTGAGAAAAATCCATTATTAAAGGAGGTGAATAAATATGTTTTATATTTTTTTTTATATTTTTTTCCTTGTCTTCAAACTCTTTTATTCCATCTTTATTCCCTACATAAAGCATAGGAGAAAATACAAACTTAAACTCATCAAACACCTCTTTTATAGAACTTTTAGAATCATAACTTGTATCTATTTTAGCATTATTGACAAACTCAAATATACTTGTCTCGAAGTCATTATTTTTATTCGTATAAGTTTGAATCTTATCCTTATAAAGATTCTCTTTTAAATCCTTTTTATCATGAATTTTCTTAACTAATTTATTTACTAATCCAACGCCAAAAGCACTTGCATATCTAGCAGCTAAGTCTATTGTCACATTTTCAGGAAATTTAAAGGAGTCATTAAATACTTTAGTGTATTGATTATCCATTTTCGTTCTTTTTTGGTGTTATAATTCCTTTATCCATTAACCATTTTACTTGAGCCCACTTCATTGCCCATGTATCATCATCCAATTGCTCTGGGCATGGGACGTGTAGAAAATGACTTATGAACGCGTTTATTTTAAAAACTTGATCATAATTGTCATCATCTACTAATCCTGTGCAATCGGTTAATACTTTTCCACTTTTGCTACTGCAATTGGAATAATCTCTGCAATTCCAGAAACTGCAGATAAGAATAATGTATCGTTTGCTTTTACTAAATCTTTATCTGTTAATAAACATCCATTAACAAGAATCTCCTGTGCTTTATTAGGGTTTACATTGGCGTACTTTAAATATTCTCCAATTGTTGTTCTATCAGGAACACGTGCAATAACCTCTAATTCCTGTTCTTGTTCATCTTTTAAAATTAGACGACGTAAATTCTTTTCTCCTCCAGCTTTTTCTACGATTTCTGCTGTTACTGTTTTTTTATTTTTAGCCATTTTAGTCTTATTTAGTGTTTAATTTTACTGATAGAGCAAATAATGGATATTCCATCTTTAACCCCATTTCTCCTGTTACTTCTCTTCCTTCTTTTTGAAATTTCACCAAAAGTGTATCAATCACTTGAACATTATTTTCGTTTGTAAAAGTAACTTGTACGTTAAATGGTTTAATATCTAAAATACTTCCACTTGCAGCTAATTCTAAAGGAGTAACATCGTGCATCATAATTCCCATTGTTGCACTAGGCGTTCTTTTTCCTGTACTCCAACTTGTTGCTTCGCTAGAACCAAGCGTCCAGTTTAACTGATTTTCTTGCTCATTACCATAAGTTAAAGAAGTAACTTCTATAGGTGCTCCGTTGATTGTACACTTTACATCTACACTGTCGTATGTTTTACCGTTACGTGTTATTTTTGCCATTATAAATTGTTTTTAATATTAATAGTTCCTGTAATTTCTCCCACTGATCCCATTGGAATAACAACAAAACTTACAATAAGTTCTTTCTTTACTAATAAATCTGAACTAGGATCAATAGTTGTTTTTCCTGAGCTAATTTCACTTGCATTTTGCATATCTGTAAAGACATCATCACCAATTTGTTCTAATGCTACAAGCGGTCCTGCTAATAATTTACCTTGCTCATCTAAAGGATAAGTTTTCTTGATTTTTGGTAAATAAACAGCTCTTAATTGTCTAATAACATCATCCATTACACGACCATAAGCAATCGTATGTTCGTTAATATTCCCTTCTTGATCTACTACAATTGGTGCACAAACGTGATCATTATTAATACGGATACCTGATAATCCGGCATAGCTTAAACCAAAGATGTATCCTTTGTTTTCTAATGTTTGCAATTGAGAATGAACTTCAGTATTCTTTTTATGACTAGAAAGTCCTGCAACCATCCATGCATCTTTCGTAGAATCATTTAAATCAAAAGCTTCATTATCTCCAATGTTTTGTGCAATACTAGCAGAAGAACAAACTCCTAATACAGTTCCAACGTCTGCATATTTTTGTGCTAATCCAGTTTTTGTCGATGCATATTTCCAGTCTTGCCCTATAACAACTGATACTTTAGTCGCTGCAACGTTTTCAATATCTCTTAAATCTGGTAAAACACTTGATTCTCCATCTAATTGATATCCTTCTAAAAAGATTTGACAAGGCATGTTTTGTTCAGATGCCCAATTTGCTAAACCTTGCGCAAATGGAATTGCTTCCGTAACATCTGTAGGAATACCATCTGTACTCTCTGCTGCTGTTGTAGGATTTAATGCAAATGCAATTTGACGAACTTCATAATCAGCTGTTGCTAATAAAGTTTTTGTAGCTTCAGTCTGAACTAACGTTTTAAGTGTTTCTGTTTGCGCAACAAGCATTAAATGTAATTCTGTTCCTTCACCAGCCATTCTATAAAACTCTGAAACATGTCTGTAAACATTTACATTATTTTCTTTATCAAAAGCTGCATCTAAACCATACTGCTCAAGATCATTTGTACTGTAAATTGTTACAGGTGTATTGAATGCTAAACCTGCTAAAACAACTGAACTGACAACTAATGCCGATACAGTTCTTTGGTTATCAGAACGATTTGCTCCGATTTTTCCTCTTTTAATTGTAACTCCGTTAAGATTATTCATATAATTATAAATTATTATACTGTTTAATATTTATTGGCTTTCTGCCATTTTATTTGTTATACTATTTTGCTTTTTTAAAACAAGTCTGATGGATCAAAATTCATCGTAAATTCCTCTTTACTATTTCTATCTCTTTTGTCAATTAATTGATGATTGCTCCATCAAGACTTTAAAACTTCAATACAACAAATAAGCTTGATTTTATCGCACCATTGTTGTTTGATGAAGCAAAGATTGGTTGATTATTTTTCCAATCCTAAATCATCAGCAAGGCTTTCGTCTTTATTAGATTACAAGTTGTTTTTATGTGATTTTTGTGGTAAAATTTTAATGAATCGTAAGAAGTTTATCGCTTTTTATTTAATAGTAAATAAGCACATATTACGATAAAAGTAAACCTTGTTTAAAACAGGTTTAAAATGAATTTTAAAGGAACTTAATCTAAGTTTTGAGGTAATGGATAATAAGTTTTGAGATATACTATTAATCTCAATAAACAAGATTCATTGGTAAAATATAAACGTAAACAATAATGAAATAAAATATAATATGGCAAATAATTTGAACGTATTGTTAGACTTATCGAAAAAATTATTTAACAATACATTAAATAATGTTAATCAGCTTATAAATAGAGGAATTGGTTCTTTAAAGAAAGCTTTGGAAAGCTTAGGTAGTCTTACTATTAGGGTTTTCACACATTTTGGAAAAAAAATAACAGAAATTACGGGTAAACTTATTACGCTTGGTAACAAGTTTGGAGGTATTAGTCAATCTTTTAACTCTTTTAGTAGAACAGCAAATTTCAATCCTTTGAAAGTTTCACTAACGCAAGTGAATGTTGTGATTATGAATGCTCAAAAATCTGTTGCTAATCTGGGTAATAATCTTCGAAACACATTAAATCAAGCTTCTACAGCTGGAAATAGTACTGGAGGATCATTAAGTAAATTAAAGGATGGATTAAATACAGTTTCAGAAATTGGGAAAAAACTTGATTTCGTTAATGACATTAATAAAACAAAAGTTGCTCTTGAACAGATGGGTGTTGTGGATGTTGACAAAACAGCTGCAAGCGTTAATCGTCTTAGTAAAAGAATGGGAGAAGATCCTAATAAAATTGCTCACGTAGCAAATACTATTACCAAACAAATGGGTGGTAGTATGGACGAGAATATTGCTTTATTTGAACAAGCTGTTAGTAAAGGTGCAAACCTAAATAGCGACATGCTTGCAAAGTTACAAGAAGCCCCTGCTAGTTTGAATGAAATGGGAATGCCTGTAAAAGATTACTTGGCTATTATGGCACAAGTAGGAAAAGACGGAATTTTACCAGAAACCATTTTTAGTTCCTTAGAAAATGGTGGATTAAAATTCCAAGAATTTGGAAAGATTCAAGAAGGTGTTCTAAGTAAAATTGGAATGAACCAAAAAGATTTAGAAGGAAAATCTACTTGGGATAATTTACAAACAGTCTTGAATGCAATGGAAAAAGCTGGACTAAGTATTGATGAAAAACAGAAAGGATTAAATAATCTATTTAAAGGTGCTGGAGAAGATAGAGGAAAAACTCTATTAGATGGACTAGCTAAAGGTGTTCCTAATTTTGATGCTATGAAAGAAGTTGATGCTCCAGGAACAGCTTTAAAAGATATTACTTCTGGTGTTGAATCTGCTGTAGCTGATATTACTGGACCTTTTGTTCCATATATGGAAGCAATTGAACCGCTTTCTGGAATGATAGAAACCATAACCTCACTTATTCCTTTATGGACTGCAGCACAAGGTTATCTAAATATTGCTCTTTTTGCAAACCCTGTAGGGCTTATAGTTTTAGCTGTAGGTGTACTTATTGGTCTTATAGCAGTAGCTATATATAAATGGGATGAATGGGGAGCAGCTTTATTACAATTTATGGGTCCTATAGGATGGATTATAAATGCTTTTATGTCGATAAAAAACAATTGGGAAAGCATTATAGAAGCATTTAAAACAGAAGGTATTATTGGTGGATTGAAAAGAATTCGATTAGTCTTATTTGATGCTTTAATAAAACCTTTACAGCAAATTTTAGAAATGATTAATGAATATGATCCAACTGATTTTTCTACTAAAATGTTGAATTCTGTAAAAGATTTTAGAAAAAATAATGGATTAATAACAAATGAAGAACTTAAGGTAAAAACAGAGGATAAAAAACCTAAAACAGGAGTCGCTCCGGAAGGTGCAGTTTTTAACACAACAGGTTCAACTTCATTATATGGAGTTAATGATAACAAAAAAGGTAAGGGATTAGGAGTTTCTAGTGGTTTAGGAAACAATAAAACGACAGGTGATATTAATAAAGTTACAGGACAAGCAAATCAAGTTAAAAAGATTGACATTCGTATAGATGCGTTTAATAAAGGTGGTATAAATGTTACAAACGCTGGAGGCGCAGGAATGTCTGTAGATGAAGTTGAAAGATGGATGAAAGAGATGTTGAATAGAATTATTATTGATGCAGATAATGCTGTAACATAATTTGTAGAAAAACTGAATTAAAAAAAGAACAAAATGATAAATTTTTATAATAAAATAATTGCAAAGTTTGAGTCCGAAGAAGTACTCAATAGTTTTGAGGAAGATAACATATCACCACCAAAACAAATTGGTATGTATATGAGACAGGATTTGGATCCTAATAATTTAGATTTATTTGAAGACAATTTCTTATTTATAGATTGGAAAGTAGATCATTCTATAGACTATCCTATTGCTACTATTAGTTTTAGGTTACCATATAAACAATTACGAGATATTTCTAATCCTGTAAATAGAGATTTTGAAGTTAATTTCCTAAAGTATGTGAATAAAGTAAGAGAGATATTAAATGAATTTGAAACTGACACAACTGGAAAACTAGAATTTATTGAAGAAAAGTTTAGTAGAAAGAAAACAGTTGTTGACACGTATGTTTTAAAATTTGAATGTAGTTATATAGGCATTAAGAAACAAGAAGATGAATTGGGTACTTATGAAGAACTATACTTGTCTTCTACTAAATTTTATAATCCTATTATAGATTAAAAACAATTTTGGGAACTATTGTTTTAAGAGTAATTTGCATTTGCAAGTTGCTCTTTTTTTATTCTAAGATTTAAAAAACTTAAAACAATTTTACCTGATTTACATTATCCTTTTCCTGTAAATCTTTTAATTGCTTTTTTACATTAACACCTAAATAATTCTCATAAGTTCGTTGACATATATTAAATTCATTTTCTATGTATAAATAAAAAATCTCTTTAAAATATAATCCTTTTGCACGATGCTCTAGTGTTATTTGCTGAACTTTTAATACTTTATTCAAGTAATTCCTACGATTGTATGCCATCTTTCAAATTATTTCTTCTCCTATTCTTTTTTGTAATTCTGCTGAAATTCCCTTTTAATTTTGATTAAAGGAGAGGTGCTTATTTTTTTGCAACCAAGCTTTAATTCCTAATTGTATAATTGTGTTATTATGATTTTTTTCTAATGCTCTAAATTGCTTTATTAACAAGTCTAATTCATCTAAATTATACCTATACAATTCCTTTTTTAATACACTCCTCTTTAACATCCAATTATTAAATTTCTCCCAAGAATCTACCTCTTTTATCCCTGTTCTAGTTGCAATTGTTAAGGCAATGCTCCGCTTGTTACGTAACATTATCTGCTGTTCGTAATTATTATTCATAACCATATTTATTTTAATTTGTTCCTGCCAAGGACTCGAACCTTGGTGTTTGCCTATCAGGATATTTTTAAGTTTATTTATCTCGATTATTCGATAAATGAAGTATTATTAGAAGCATACAAAGTATAACAAGGACAAGTAGACCGAAAACAATATTAACTATCATAAGCTAGAGAAATTAAGCGTTATATCATTCCATTTTTTTGTATCATTATCCTTAGTATATACCCTAATATATTTTGCAGATCCTACAACTTTCTGACAATCTATTAGCTTATCAAACTCATTTATTAATTCTTCATCTCCTATCTCTCTTACTTGTCTACGCGCTTTTGTTAATAATTTTGGATCATATTCTCCTTTAGAGTTTTTCATAAGAATACCATCTAATAAATTATAAAAGGCTTTATTTCTTCCTTCGAATTTTTTACGAAAAATATCTCTGATAGAGTTAATATGAACAATAGCTTCATCTGCAAAAGAGAAAAGCTCTTTTTCTTCTACCATTAACCTCACAGTTTCATTTTCTAGTTTAAAAGATTTTGTTTCTTTTACTGGTTTACCTTCAATTTCGTACATCAACTTATTAAAGTTCTCTGCTTCATGAATTGTTGTTGTTTTCAATTCTTTTAGAACACTTTGCACCTCTTGATATTTTGATACAACTGCATCTAAAAAATTATTTTTATCACTGTAATACGCCTGTTTACGCTCAGTATTCTTTTTTAATTGTTCTGCTTTTTTCTTATTTGCAAATGCAAATAATTCTTCTACAGACATTTCATTTATTAACTTATTCGTTGCTGTTTCCATAATTTTTTATGTTTGTTTATTAAAATTTGTTATTAATGGTTTGTGAATAATTCATTTAACATTTCTACTGTTACGGGCTCTTTACTTTTTTCACTTTCAATTAATACTGTTGTGATAATATTCTTTAAAGAGTCAAAATCTTTTACTCTAGAAATCAACCAATTGATTACAGTCTTTCTATCAATACCTACCGTTTCACATATTTTTTCAATATCTTCAGAGATATCCGATGAAAAAAATATCCAACCAAAAGACCAACGACGATTAACCTGAATAAACCCTTGTTTACGGCGTTCTGCAGATAAGGAAAGCATTTTCTCTACATCTATTCCAAGTACAACCAATGGAACTACATTTTCTAATTCATCTGCCAAATATTTAATAACTGGTATAATACCCTTTTTAGAATTTTCAAATTCATCAATTATTAAAAAAGCTTCCTCTTTAGATTTTAGTTTATCAATAATATTTTTTAGAATTCTATTTTTTGTACCTATTGTAGGAAGATCTAATTGTTCTGCTAATGAAATAACAAACTCCTTTGTATTAGCTATTTCATCGCATTTCACAAGTGTTACAATTTTTGGATATCTCTTTTTAAAAGCTGTTGCTACATACGTTTTTCCTAAACCTGTATCTCCATCAATACCTCTACGTTCCTTATTTTTTCTAGCATTTTCAAAAGTTAGAATAGCTTGCTTAAAATTGAATGTATTAAAATGCTGCCAATATGTTTTCTCTAACTCATAACCTATTGCGTTAGCAATTTTTTGATAATATTTATCTGCTATTTTAGTTTGTCCATTATATTCAATTCCTCTAAAAATTAAACTAACAGTTCCTTTATTTACACCAGATAATCTTGCTATTTCTGGTTGTTTTATTCCTCTATCATCTAAGAAAACTTTCATAGCTTGTGGAATATCATAAATTCGTTGATTCTGTGTTAAATTTGTCATATTATAAAATTTTGCTAAGACCATTCACTATTATTAAAATCTCGATCTATACGTAGTTTGGTTTTAGTTTGTTTATTACTAATTTTTACTCTTTCACTTTTCCCCTTAGAAGCATTATACATTTCTTTATTACTTCCTAGTGCCATAGATTGGCTGTAACCAATTTCTTGAAAAGCATCTACTAAAGCTTTCTCAAAATCATCTACAGCCTTAGTCTGCATTTTCTTACGATTCATTTGGTGATTTAATCCATTTACAAAATCATCATTCAACTCTGCATGCGACTGGATTGATTTTATTGCTGGTAAACAGGTTAAAATATATTTCCCTTCTAATGTGTATAAATCAGCAGCATTTTCATCCCAAATAACTTTTACTTTTGCATGAGCTGAATAACCAACAGCTTTCGCTATTTGCTCTGTACCTTCGCCCCCATAATTAGGAATTTCAAACTGATATTGTGTAGATTCATTATATCCTTTTGTCTTACTAACATTTACAAAACCACGCATATAACTTAAATCAACTTTTGTATGCTCCGCAAACAAATACCTTAAAATAATAGGATCTATTGATTGACAATTAGGATGTATATTATATTCATATCTTTCGTTTGGAGAAACCTGATCTCTTTGTTTTGTTTCATTCCAGCGTTTAATTAGATGATGCATTATAATACAAGATTCTTCATAAGTAGGTAAATCGTTAATATTGATGTAATCTGGATTCGACTGCCCATCTATTCCTGCATTCCAACTTGTAGAAATAAAAGATTCTATATCTTTTAAACTACGTTTAAACAACCTAAACTGAGTTTCTGCCGGATTTGCCTGAGAGTTACCTACTTCTATTGTTCTCACTTTATCGAATATCATATTAAGAAAGGATTTACTTTCTACAGATGTAAAAGCACCATGATTATCTGAAATAAACTCGAACATTGTTCTATTTCCCGTTTCTTCAATTGCCATTTTCATAGCATTTATAACCATTTGCGTCGTTTCTTTATGAGATCCTTTAGAAGAAGGTGCCCAACCTACAATTTTTTTACTTGCAACATCTGTAATTAATATTACATACAGCTTCATTGTATTTCTTTTTCCATTTTTATCTGTGTAGGAATAATTTATTGTTCCTGACCCATCTGCACAGAATAAAGAATGCGAATATTTTAATCTTTCCGCTGTTACATAAGTCTGTATATTCTTTTTATAATGTTCGATCCCATGTCTTTCTCTAGCGGTTTTAATTTCATTATTAAATCGCGACAAATGATGGCAAAATGTTCTGTATGATATAGGTTTCATTCCAAATTCTACTATATCATTACAATACTTATCTTCCCAAAGCGCGTGTAAAAATTCCTTTGTAGCAGAACCAGGATTCATATATAAATTAAACATCATTGCTTGATGAATATCAAATTGAAAAATTTCTCCTGTATCCTCATTAAATATTGGATATTTACCAACTATCTGAGCATTTTGATTCCCATATTTATTTGAAATAAAAAAATCAAGCTGCGCTTTATTATCACTTTTAGGGAATTTATATATTACTATATTTCTTAAATATTCTGCAGAACTAATTTTAAACCCTTCAAGGTTTAGAGGTGCTAAAATCTCTGAACAGATTGAATAAAAATCTTGTTTTCTAAGTATTCCAAGTTGTTTAAAATTATTATCACTCAATTGTTTCAAAATCCAAACACACCATGCTTTCGCAGTAGCCATTTCTTCTGCCTGTTTTCTTGTAAATGTTACATGAGCTTCGTACATATAGTACTTTACATCATTATTTTTTACAGTAGACATTACTTGATTAGTAATATTATTTTTAATAAAATCCTCATTACCAATATCATTAATACTCGTTAAAATTTGATATTGCTGTAGAAGTTCATGTTTTGTTCCTAATTTAGATTTATAAAATTTAGGTTTTCTATCAGGGATACAATCATAGTCATAGTAAAACTGACCTTTTACCTTTGCCCATCTCCAAGACTTTCCTGTATATGGTAGATAATCTGTTTGCTTACATACTTGTTCTGATATTGATTTTTTGAACATGTTTCTGATACGCCAAGTATATTCTTCTGAAATCTGACATACTTCCATTAAAAGTCGTTGAGAAATCCAAAGACTCTCTTCCTCCTTATATTTACGTAGAATTATATCATTATTCAGAATTCTCATTTTTGTTTTACTAAAGATTTTATTTTAAATAATATTATTTCTCATTATTAATCTCATTTACCAGAACTTTAAAAAAAGCATCTAACACTATTTCTAAGTTTGTTTCTTGCATGGTTCTAATATTTTTGATAACTCATCAAATTTTTCCATTATCTGTTTAGCTCCTTTAGATCTTTTTTTACGATCTCCCATAACAACCTTTTTACAATAAGAAGAACTAAAACCTGTTGCTTTATGTAGCTGATACCAAATATTATTACTTCTTGCATTCTTAACTATACTACTCAT